TAGAAAGAGTGCTTGATGCTTATAGCAAGAATAACGGTCCAACATGGAAATCTATTCTAGTGCACGGAGGTTCAGTTCAGCACCTCGACTTCTTATCTGATCATGAGAAAGACGTGTTTAAGACGTTTGGCGAGATCTCTCAGAAGGAGGTTATTATTCAGACTGCTATCCGTCAAACCAATATCGATCAAGCGCAGAGTATCAATCTAATGATTCATCCTAAGACTCCACCGAAAGAGGTAAATCAACTTCTTATCTTCGCATGGGAGCAAGGTGTAAAGACACTATACTATCATCGTGGCACTAATCCATCACAGGAACTATCACGCAACTTACTTCAATGCGCATCGTGCGAAGGTTAATGATTAAAGAAACACAATACTGTAACGCTTGCGCTTCTCAATATACTATTCAGTGGCTTGAGCAAGATATTGATGAAGACTTAGTTCCAACATATTGCCCATTCTGTAGTGAAGAAAACTTCGGAGAGTTCGATCTAATCGAGACCAACGAGTTCGAATAGGTTTATAAATAACTCTATGTGGAGTTATAAAGCTGAGGAGTTTACTAGTGAGATGATCGGTGCCTATATTGGATTCGTCTATATGGTCACCGATAAGGAGACTGGTATGAAGTATATCGGAAAGAAAGGCTTCTTCTCGAAAGTAACTAAACCACCATTGAAGGGAAAGAAGCGCAAGAGAAGATCATTAAAGGAATCTGATTGGAAAACATATTGTGGTTCAAGCGAAGCGGTAAAGCTTATTGTCGAAGAGAACGGTTTAGATCACTTCGATCGAGAGATACTACATCTATGTAAGAGTAAGGGTGAACTAAATTATATCGAAATGAAAGAACAGATCGTACGCGATGTTCTACTAAAGCCGAATGAATATCACAACGCCTTCGTAGGTGGGAAAATCCACCGCGCTCATCTTAAGCCTCTGTGGATAGAGGAAAGAATTTAATTGTTTACATTAGCGCTAAAATAGTGTATAATCTATATAAGATTAAACAATAAAGGAAATATATTATGATTATAGTTGACTACTCAGGTATCGCAGTTGCGGCCTTCTTTGCCAATTCAAAGGGTAATGAAGCACCAACAGAAGACATATTACGACACGTCGTGCTGAATAGCCTTCGCATGTATAACATGAAGTTCAGAGAAGAATATGGACAAATGGTTGTTGCGTGTGATGGTGGATCTTGGCGTAAAGACGTCTTTCCACAATATAAAGCTAATCGAGCAAAAGCACGAGATAGCTCTGCTATGGATTGGTCTGCGTTTTTCGATACTCTTACTAAGGTTCGCGAAGAGATCGGTGCCAATCTTCCATGGATACCACTTCATATGCGTGGTGTCGAGGCTGATGATATTATCGCATGTCTTGTACAAGAAACACAAGAGTTCGGTAAGAACGAAAAGGTCATGATCGTATCGGCTGATAAAGACTTCATCCAGCTCCACAAGTATAAGAATGTAAAGCAGTTTTCTCCTATGAAGAAGAAGCTTATTACTGAAAAGGATCCAGTTCAATATATCAAAGAACATATCTTTAGAGGTGATTCAAGCGATGGTGTACCAAATGTACTGAGTGCTGATAGCGTCTTTATCGACGAAGGCTCTAGACAGACACCACTATCTAAGAAGAAAATCAACGAGTGGTTAGAGAACTATGATTCTCTATCGACTATTATGCCTGAGCATGTATACCGTAACTTTCAACGCAATCAAAAGGTTATTGATCTTGACTTCATTCCTGAAGATATCAAATCAGAAATCCTTGACATATACAATAACACAAAACCAGCTCCGAAGATGAAGGTCCTAAACTACCTAATCACAAATCGACTTAGCAATTTAGTCCCATCAGCTTCGGATTTTTTCCCACATGAATAAAACTAATACAGAAAAACTACTACACGAGTTGCTCGAAGAAGCACAAAACCTACCAACAAGAGCTGAACGCATTGAGCTTTTAAAAAAGTATGATGGATTTGCTCTTCGGACTATCCTTCAATTGGCGCATAATCCTAAGATCGAATTGGATTTTCCAGAAGGTGCACCTCCATATAAAAAGAGTGAGACACCACTTGGCTTACAGCAAGCGCGATTGAAAAACATTATCGGCGGACTGGGTTCATGTGTAAAGGGCAATAAGGTTTCGGCCGTAAAGAAGGAGCAAATTCTCATTCGGCTTTTGGAATCAGTAGATGCAAAGGACGCTGAGATCATTATTGCTGCAAAGGATAAGGTTCTCCATAAGCTATACACTAAAGTCACTGAAAACCTAGTAGAGAAGACATTCCCTGCTCTATTGAAATAAGTATTTACATTTGACTTAAAGTATGGTATAATAATGGTATGAACGTATTCGTATTAGATAATGATCCAATAATCGCAGCACAAATGCACTGTGATAAACATACACCTAAGATGATTGTCGAATCTGCTCAGATGCTATCAACTGCACATCGCATGCTTGATGGCTCTGAGGAGAGGAGACCTTCTAATTCTGGTAAAACAATGTCGCGCTATTGGGTACTACCTGACGAGCGAGAAGATACTTACTATAAGGCAGTGCATATGCATCATCCTTGTACTGTATGGACAATGGCGACTATCGAAAACTATCGTTGGCATTGGAAGTTGTTCGATGCTCTATGTAAAGAATACACCTTCCGTTATGGTAAACTCCATAAGTCTGATGACTTGCTTCGAAAGGATTTATTCTATGGACCAGCTAATATTCCAGATGGGCCACTCACTAAATGGCCTCTAGCTATGAAGTCAAATCCAGAATGTATGTTCGATGATGTTGTTAAATCATATCGTGCATTCTATAAAACAAAACAAGAACGGTTCAAAATGGTTTGGACTAAAAGAGAGAAACCAGTTTGGTTTAACTAATATGACATACGATTACTATTGTGATAAGTGCGATAAGATATGGGAAGAATCTCATGCTATTGCAGATCGAGATAAGCCATGTGGCAAATCCTGCCCGTGCGAGAAAGATGGAAAAGTGAAACGTGGAGTATGTGCTCCGGGATTATCTTATGATGGATCTGTTTCAGTGATTCGTCGGGCCGGTTCAGGTTGGAATGATCTTCTAACAGGAATCAATAAAGCATCGGGTGTAGAATCTACTATTGAACATTACTAAAAATGAAAAGGAATAAACAGTCTGTAAGGAATAAGACAGCTAATGTATATGGCGAACTTGATTCTTTCGAACGAAAGAAGAAGCGCCAACAGAAACTAAGTCGTGGTAAGAAAGACTTCGCGAATCAATATGAGCGCGAAGATTACTTTGACAACATCGACTATTACGAATCACCTAACACTCTTGAAGACTATGAATAAACAATTGGAACTATTCCCTGCACTTTATATACAACTCACATTTGCATTCTATGATACCTCAGCCACTTAGTCGAACAAAAACATTTAAGCACTGTCCTGTTAAATTGGGATATGATGACTTAAACACAGAGACAACTAACTCTAAACGTAAGTATGTTACTCCCGTTGGAAAGACATATCCGTCTATTACATCTATTCTTGGATACTTTACGAAGGCATCTATTATAGCATGGCGTAATAGGGTTGGCGCTGAAGAAGCAAATCGCGTCACGCGACACGCCTGCGGGCGGGGGAATGCTGTTCACTCTATTGCTGAACGATATATTAATAACGAAGAAGACTTCATGAAAGGAGAGAATCTTCCACATATCGTACAGTTGGCACGTGCAGTGAAAGGTGTTATCGATGAAAGGTTGGATTCTGTTGTTCTTCAAGAATGTCCTCTCTATTCAGATCAATTAAAAGCTGCTGGTCGAGTTGACTTGATTGGTAACTTTGATGACGAACTGTCTATTGTAGACTTTAAGACGTCGAAGAGAATCAAATCACGTGATGAGATTGAGGACTATTTCATTCAAGCATGTGCATATTCGTGTATGTTCGAAGAAAGAACTGGCACACCTATTGAACAATTAGTGATTATTATGGCTGTCGATGGATCTAATACACCTATCGTATTTAAAGAAAGAACCACTGATTGGCTCGAACCAATGGTAAAGAAGATCACTTCATATCATGCACAAAACCCTAGCTGAGTATATTTTACATTTAAAGGATGCGATGCCTTTAGATATGTGTGAGAAGCTAATCGAGACGTATGACTCTGTTAGCCATTCTGATCCTAATTATGTAAAACGTGAGAGTAAGATCTTTGACTTTGCTGAGATCAATATGCTTGATCATGCGGCTTTTGCTGAGTTTCGTGAACCGATGGGCGAGTTGATGAGAGCGGTAAATAACTTCTATATGGATAAGACACATAATGCACTACGCGATAAGCTAGTGTGCTATGAGCCAATGAAGGATTACGAAGCTCCACGAATCAAGAGATACGAACCTAATCAGGGAATCTTTGATTGGCATATTGATGCTGCTGATCAATCCTCTTCAAAGAGAGCAGTGGTCATGTTCTGGTATCTCAATGATGTTGCTGAAGGAGGAGAAACGATCTTCGATATCGGCGACGAAGTGGCTATAAAGCCCGAAGCTGGATCTGTGGTATGCTTCCCACCGACGTGGCAGTACCCACATAAGGGTGCTACACCGATCTCTGGACCTAAATATGTCGTATCATCATACGTCTGGTTGCCTGTAGATCATCCAATGTGTGACTAATTTTTCAATTTTCTAGGCCATTTTTTTAAAAAGTGCACAAGTCGTTGGTTGTCAACGATATAGACCTGTGTACATTTGTGCGTCGATATGGTATAATAGATCTATCACCAACCAATAGAACTTATGAAAACACTAAAAGAAATCGCACTCTCCAGCTTAGTTGGAATCTTAATTGGCCTCGCTGCTTATGCAGGTCTTTGCCTTGCAATCCCCGCATAACATGACCTACCGATATCAATCGCGGCTTGCTCGTAAAGCGCCGCTTTTTCAAAGAATACTCTTAAAACTCAACGAACTATATTATGACAAAAACAGAAAAACTCAACTTACTCAAGACTCTCCTCAACGATATGGTCCATCTCAATTGGACTGAATCAAAACGTAAGGAACTCATCTCCGCCGCTATTCGTAACGGCCTCGAGGAAAAAGACACATACGTGGCGCTTAAGCCTATTTCAAAATCCTCGACGACTAAAGGCTGCTACGTAGTGGCGGAAATGCTTACACTCGTCGAAGCTGCAATGCGTAAACTCGTCGAAGGTGCAATGAATAAAACTGTACCTGCGAAAAAGGCAAAGAAGGTATCGCTCTCCCCAGAACAATTGGGTGGTCTTCGTGAAGTAGCTAATGACAGCCCTAGTGGCAAGGTCGTTAACGTAGTCACAGGAGGTGTATATGCCTTCGACGCTCTTCCTTATACTCAAGACGATATTGACGAAGAACTTAACCTCATGAACACAACACTATAATGTATACAAACTCAAACAGACACCGCATGCTAACTAATGAATACTCCATCGAAGGTGATGCAGAAATGCTAACTAACGAATATACTATCGGTGACGAGGTGCAGTTTAAGACAAGCGAGAACTATCATGCAAATGGCAAGATTGCTGGCTTCAAGAAAGATGGTCGTGCCTATGTTGATACTGGAGACGGTGGAGCCCGAGGAATATATTTGATTGAAACAAACAAAATTACTACTAGATTATGATTATATTGACTGACTGCGATGGCGTCCTTCTCAACTGGAGCCAAAGTTACCACTGGTGGATGCACCGTAAAGGGTATCGCCAAGTAAAACCAAACGAGTACTTCATGGATAAGTGCTATGGCATTACGAGCGATGAAGCTCTTGAGCTATGCACAACATTCTGTGAGTCAGCTGCGATTGGCTTTCTTCCTCCATTTCGAGATGCTATTAAGTATGTTCGAAAGTTACACGAAGAGCACGGCGTAGTGTTTCATTGTATTACATCAATGGGAACTGATCCATGGGCTGTTAAGCTACGAGAAGAGAATCTTGCTCGAGTCTTCGGAGAAGGAGTATTCGAAAGAGTACACTGCCTTGGATGTGGTGAAAGCAAGAAAGCTGCTCTTGAACGATATGAAGACTCTGATTTTGTTTGGGTCGAGGACAAAGCATCTAACGCAGAACTTGGCCAAAAAATGGGCCTAAATAGTTTCTTACTGAACCATCCATATAACACTGATTACGATTTAAATGAGAGTGTTACACGAGTTAATAATTGGAAAGAAATTTATGACCACATCGCTTGAACACATGTTAGGAATTGCATATAACGCATGCTTTATTAGTTGCTATTGGCCACAGATCATAAAGTCTGTTAAGTCAAAGTCAGTTGAAGACGTCAGCCTTATGCTATATATCTTATCGATTATTGGATATGCTGCTGCGGCTGGATACGCGATCCTTCGATTCGGGTGTGACTTTTGGCTTCTATTCAACTACATCCTCAGTGGAATATCAGCTGTTATCATGATTGTGGTGTACTACAAATACAAGAAATGATCTCTAATTTTTCAATTTTCTAGGCGGTTATTTTAAAAAGTGCACAAGTAGCTGATCATCAACTATATAAACTTATGTACTTTTAGGGCCCAATATGGTATAATTAATACTGTAACCAACCAATAAGGAACATAACAATTATGACAAATACAGAAAAAACTCAAACTACTCCAGTAACTATCGGCGACGTATGCGACGCGATCCAAGTCATCGTCAATGCATCAAAGGTCATGGGCGCTAAGAGCCTTGGTCGTATCGTAACTGACGAGCTTTATGGCTCTCATGATGCAGCTTACATCGCGATGCTAGAAATCGCAGGTGAGCGTGCCAAAACTCTTCAGCAAGATGCTTATATGGCAGCCAATGTTGATAGTATCGTTGCTTGCGGCGGTGTTCTCTCTAAACGATAAGTCTCACTTCGGGGCGCAGCATCCTACACTGCACATTTATATTATGAAAATATACACTAAAAACATCAAGAAAGATTTTACTTGCACGTGTAAAAATATTCATAACGGATATCAACTCCTGTTTAATTTTCCAAACAACTATACCGCGAGTGTAGTTGAGCACGATTATAGTAACGGGTTAGAAATCGCAGTATTAGATTCTAATGGGACTATCACATATGATACTCCTATTACAGATGACACCTTAGGGTATCTAACCGATGATCAAGCAAACGACATTTTAGGAAAAATATCAAGACTATGAACGCTAACATTAGAGCAATTTTAGGATTAGATGAACCACCGACGCGTGAGGTAACTCGCAATCGTAAAGGTGTAATGTCGTATTCCTCTAAAGATGCGGGGTGCATACAACTCTTCACCAACGATAGTTGGGAACGAAACAAGAAGTACTATGTGCCGAATGGTCCACGTAGCTGTGTTAAGAACTTTATGAGAGGATAACTATGAACGATATTATTGACAACCTACAAGAGAAGTGCTTTGCGATGCTTGGCACTATTAACGTCCTTAAGCACGCTGAAGCTCAAACAGACGAGCTCACTACTAAGTTTAATATAGACCTAACAGAGCTCATGAAGGCTGGTTCGCCATTCTTCGCTCAACCTCCAGAAAAATAATATGAGAATAATAGCATCATCAATACTCTTTTGGATAGGCGATATGATCGCGAAGATCTTTTTGAGATATGACTGCACAGCATGGATCATGTATAAGCCATACCATAAAATAATGATCCTATCTAGTGAAATCGATAATAAACAGAAAGTTTGGAAAAAGAATAAATAATTATGATGAGATATAACGATGTAGAATTTAGACCAGCAACCGTGGACGCCCGAGCCGAGATTGTTGCTTGGACTTATAGCGAGAGCTTAGACAGGGAAACTTGTATTACTCTCTGTTGGATCATGGGAGATAGCGAAGGTTACTATATGAAAACTGCCGGGGATCGATATGTTGAGTATGAAGATATGATAGCTCTAAACCACGTTGCTAAGTATGCAATGCGGTCACTGAATATACAACTTGAATTTGAGAAAAGATTATGAGTGAAGTAATATATATAATCACCGCAGTAGTTTCAGTTGCTGCATTCTGTAGATTTGTGTGGTGGGTAGTTAAGGTTAATCCAGAGAAGAAGAAATAATTATGAAACACGTACTATATATTGGACAACCGTATGATCCTCTTGATGAGGTCGATATTCAGAATAGAAAAAAGGTTGGCATTACGCAATCAGTTGATAAGCTACCGATTAGAGAAGGCCAACTTAAGCGTGACGCTGGGACAATCATGCCATTCGGTTATGTTGTAGTGAAAGCGTGGGAGTTTAAAGAAGAGGTTGCTAGCGATGTAGAAAAGCTAATTCATAACATTCGTCAACCTTATGCTGGCGAATGGATTTTAGATGAAGACCTGAGCTTAGTAGATGCAATAACGTGCTTGATAGATAACTTAAAATATGAATCAAGTGAAATTGATTTAGGCACATACACAAATAACGAAGAAGTTAAAAAGGCTCGCCAATCAAACTCTTGGGCAAAGTTAGAACGAGAGTTGTATGGAAAAATTGGTGAAGTGGAATTGACTATTGATACGTGGAAGCGCTTTAAACCCGCGGAAGGGACTTTGAAAGAAGATGGCTATTATGTCGATGGCCAGCAATATAGTACCATCGCAAAAGCGTGCAGATGTATAGTAGGAAATTCTAGTTATTGCTATAAAGCGTTTAAGATAAACGGTAGGGCAATCGCTGAAGTGATGAAAGAAAACAACATTGACGTCGTATAAGTAATAACATGAAAAAATCATTCAACGAACGAAAGAACGACAACGGACCACTTCAGTTACACGAGAAGGTGATCATTAGCTCATTTTCACTATGCATTTTTGTATGCCTCTGTATTTGGTTAAGCTGCCTATAAATTAAGTTGTTTACAAAGGAACTAAAATAGTATATAATACATATTATGGAAATTACAATAGAGCATTACGAAGAAAAGTTTACATACGAAAGTAAACACGATTCAATGGGGATGAGTGACCTGACCGAGAAGTTATACGGTCTATGCATTGCCGCTGGGTATCATCCAGATGCTGTAGGCGAGTGCTTCTTTGAAAAAGGTCGAGAAATGACAGAGCATCTTTATCCAAATGATAAAGTTGATTTTGATTCTGCTGAAGATGTAGTGTCTTCAGGTGTCTCTGATCCAATTCAAAGCAGTTGGGCTAGTGTGCCGGCAGCTCCCAGTTGGGCAGGATTGCCAGATGTTGTAGTTAAAAGCCGATACAATGAGGATCGAAAATTCACTATCATATCTAAGAATTGTGTTGAGTATTCCTTTGAAGATGATGGTCATGTTGGATGTTCTCGAAATGATGATGGGAGTCTAGAGTCAGTTGACCCAAGTGGTGGACCATATATTTGCTTAGGCACAAATCTCGGTGATGTGCATAAGGACTTAGACGGATTAACTGTTACGGAGATCAAGCGCAGTGATACCAAATCAGGTTCTTACTATCTCACAGTAAAGTAATAAAATGGAAAATACACCAGACAATTATGAAATATATATCAGAGAATATTAAACCCTTAGCACTTATCGCGATATGCGGTTGCGTTGGATACTTTTTAGGTAGTCCTATGACTGGAATGGTAGTTGGAATTACTATCGTTGCATCTGTCACACTATTACTATAAAATTATGTCACGCTCTTGGATAGTAAAAAAGGTCGAATGGTGGAAACATCTGAAGTGGCGCAAACGTGACCAGAGCAAAAAAGAGCGGACACAATCGAAAAAAGATATACAAAAACAATTATGAAAGTAAAAATCAAAGCAGAACTAGACGACGAAGCATTTAAGACTGGAGACTTTATTCAGGAATTGAGTAAGATTCAAGACGAGTATTTGGATAAGCTTGTAGCTAAAGTCAAGAAAGAGAAATGGATCGAAGGTATGGATGAGACTGAAATTCACGATTGGTTATTCGATTATTGTTTTAATGGTTGGAATAATGATAAAGACGGATTCGAAGATACATTCACGGAGTGTATCGATAAGTGTTCAAAATACGAAGTAGAGTAATATGAATCTAATAAAAGAGTTCTTAGTATACATACTAATCATTGTCTCAATGCCAATAGCAATTATTTGTCTATTAGCAATGTCGATCTATAATATTTTAGTATTCATCACAACTGAGTATCCTCGAATTATATTCAGTTTCGCGATGAACAAAGCGTAACAATGAAACAAGTAAAAATAATAACACCCTCGAGGTTAACATACCAGAAAACTGTTCACACTTTAGATGTAGAGGTTGATGGTATAGTGTATACCATTTATAGAATGGAAGATTGCGAAGGTGCTGAAATTAAGTTCGTTGATGAAGATGTTTCAGACGAAGTAAAGGACGTTGTCGAAGCTTTGTTTTGGAATGAAGATTTTCAAGATTCTTCCCAATGCGAAGAGCTCGTAGGCGGAGAAGTCTTTGAAGTCAATCTAGATGATTACCTATGAAGAGATATGATAAAGACTTTTATATAGCATGTTCTTTCTACTGTTTGACAATAGCAGTACTGTCAGCTATAGCATATGCAGCATCACTAATACAATAACAACACTATGGATAAAACTAAAAAAATAACACGAAAGAAGGTTCTTCAAGAGAACGAAGATCTGAGGAAGAACTACATGCATGCCATCTATTCTATTATGGAAATTAGACAAGCTGTAGGTGACACTGAATCAACCTTATCGCACCGCGATTTAGTCGATAAGATTACCGCGCTATATGAAGCGTCAAACAGCGATAAAGTATAAATAGTATTATGAGTAAAAGAGCAAAACCTGGTGCAGATCTAAGAGCGCCAAATCCAACTAAAAGAAAACTTCTGGGACGTTCTCGTGGGCCTCTCGTATTCAATGAGCATGTCGGTCATAAGGTTACACAAAAGATTGACGAAGCTATCACCAATAATAGAGAAAAGTAAACATGACTGAACCAATCTTCGATTTCGGATTTACATTAGTTGATGAGAGTGAACTACAAACTTATCAGCAAGCTGTAGATGCAACAGCGAAAGTTGAAGCAACTACATTAGTTGCTACTGCTACACAAGAAAAGGTTGATGCGCTATATAACGCGATTCAACCACTTCTCAACAATCTCAAACAAAACCCGGAAAAGGAATACATCCTTTGGCCAACACGTCTCGAAAAGATCGAGCAGTTTGAGTCTTACCTACAAGGTATCTACACTAAATAATAAACAAAAAGAAAGATAAACTATGAGCATGATACTATTAACAAACCTAGCACTATGGGTATTCGGCTTTGTTGCCGGTGTACTAGTCGGCCGCAATAACGTAAAGACTGTTGAAAAGTCAGTCGACGAAGCGTTATATCTCTATGATTGCGCGGTTGCGGAACTCAACGACCTTAAAGCAAAAGCCAAGAAGAAAAAGAGAACTACAACTAAGAAGACGACAAAGAAGAACGTCTAATCTATATACAGCTCTTTATCGCTTTGCACCCTATCAGCTTCGGTTGATAGGGTTTTTGGTTTATGGGATTCTTTCCAGCTCTCTCGATAATTGCGTACCCAACTAAGGAGTGCTTTTTCGAAACCTATATCTTTACCTGCTTTTTCAGATTCGATCCATTTGTGCTTTAGTATTTCTTCTCTTTCTTCAAGAAAACATTGATATAATGTCGAGGTACTAAAATCGGGTTTTTTCATTTATACGATGTCTACGAATTCTCTGAATCCTAATAACTTTTTTGAGGAAACGATCTCGAAGAATGTCTTCGCGTCAGGCCCATTTAATTTACTATACTTAAAATTAACTTCTGAAAAGATTGGTCGATAGTGCATCGTCTTTTCTTTAGGAATAAGAAGAATCTGGCCAGTAGTCACCATATCTTCTTTCTTCGTATCACCTGTACGAATCGGGTTCATGAACGAATCATCGTTAGGAGTGGTGCTCAATGCATTCATTAACTCGAGTGGATCAGTAGTCTTATCAACTTCTTCTCGAGCAATGCGTAATCGTTCTTCAGATGACTTACGCGCTAGTTTGAAATGCTCGTCATCGGTGTCTTTCTTATAACCAAGTTGAGGCAATAAGATTCCATGATTTGTTCGGACTACGTAATCTTTTACCTTTTCAACTTTATAGATATAATCGCGTGGGTTATCTTCGTCTACATCATCTTTACGAACAGTGAATCCACCCTCTAAAAGATAACATTCCTTTTGATCAAATATAAGTGTGCAACCTGATAGTTCTCTTTCGATTAAAAGATCAAGTGCACCTTTAATTGTTTTACTGAGTAGAGCATCACGAATGTCTTTACCGTCAGGCGACATATAGTTAGACGCTCTACGATTCTTAACTGCCTTATCACCTTCTTTTTCATCACTCTTAATTGAAAGAGATGCTGATAGAATAGACACACCATACTCGTTTAGGCCTTCAGTGTAACGAGTCTTCTCGTCATCAAGGTATAACCTTTGAGTTCCAGTACGATTAGACTGGACGATGTTTACTGTTGGAAGATAGTTACGATCACGATTCTTCGCTCCAACCCATCCAACTCCCTTAAAATGCTTAGCAGCTATGACGCACATATAGCTTAAAGATCTTCTTTATTCTTTAGTGCGCGCTTTTTTGCTGCAATTACTTGGCGCTTAGTGAAAAGCATAGAACCTTCGGTCGATGATTCAACAAGGAAATACTGATCTGCTTCTAGATGAGCATATTCCTTCTGTGTATTATCGACCCACTCCACGATGTTTAGATTGAGTATTCTTTTTAGTGATTTTAGCATATACTTATTTATTTAACCTGTGAACTTCCGAAATAGAAACCTACGATTGCAAGTGCTGTTTGACGAATCTCTGGAAGAATAACGAAACCTTCGATTGTTTTCCATTTAACGGTCTTAAAGAAACCAAGGAATCCATCAGTTTCTCTTGATACTGATATACCAACATCGGGAAAAAATGCAAAGATAAATGGAGCAATAACAATGGCAAAGAATGTTACTATTACGAGAAATCTACGGACTAGAGCGCCACCATCTCTTTTAGCGGCGCGGTCTGCAGAATCATCTGCAGTCTTTTGTTTAACAATCATTCGTTCGAACAACTGTGCTTGATTTTGGGCTTGGGAGGCAATCATTTTCATTACGAAACCACTTAATCCACCTCCGAGCATTGCTAATAGTTCTGTTGTCATATATCTATTTATACAAATGTAGTTTTAAAACAACTAATATCTCTTCAAAAGAGCGTTATATTATAAATACTTCTATGGTAGACTTAAATCAAGACACTAATATAAACATCCCACTGCGTAACCTTTTAGCGCTAATCGTTATGGTAGCAGTCAGTGTTACTGGTTATGTCAATCTTACATCTAGAATTACTCAGCTTGAGCATGATCGAAATATTCGAGATGTTGATATTGAACACAATACAGAGTTTCGTATTAAATGGCCAAGAGGCGAACTTGGAGCTTTACCTGAAGATGCTAAACAAAATCTAAGACTGCAATATATCGAAAAGCATTTAGCCGAAGTACAAAAGATTGCACGTACTTTAGAGATTAAAGCTAGTCAGCAGGAATAAATTGTATGAAAGAAAACATAAAACTAGAAGAGACTACTTCAACTGGTAATGAAACTGAAGGAGCTACAGCGACTGTTAGTGTAGAAGCTAATGCGGAACAAGGTGATGCTTACGTTAAAGCAAATGCTACTTCTAATGCTGGAGCAGAAGCTCATATAAATTCATATACTGATTTAGGAGGAGGAATAGAAATCGGAGGCGGAGCTAAAGCAGAAGCGGAGGTTGAGGCAGATGCTAATGCAGGGGCAGGTTTTGATGGAAGCAATCTATTGGTAAAAGCAGAAGTTGAAGCAGAAGCCTCAGCAAGCGCTGGAGCAGAAAATAAAATATCAATTGCTGGTGTCGATGTAGCTACAGAGGTTAATGTAAGTGCTGATGCCGATGCGTATGTCGGCGCAAGAGCAACAATAGGTGAAGACGGTATAGACATAAGAGCAGGGGCGGTGGCTGGTGTTAGTGTTGGGGCAGATACATCTGCGACTATAGGCAATGATGATTATAATGTAGATATGGGCGCAGGTGTCAGTATTGGCGCGCAAATTGGAGCAGATATAGGTGGTGAACTTGGAGTTGAAGATGGTAAACTCACTATTGGAGTAGAAGGCGAAGTAGCTCTATTAGTTGGAATTGAACTTGATTTAAACGTTACTGTAGACCTTGAACCAATTATCGATGCAGCAGAAGACGTTAGTCATGAAATTCAACACGCTGCTAAGGATGTTGAGAAAGGTGTAAATATAGTGGTTAACGAACTAGAGAGAACATCAAAGGTATTTATGAATCTACCGTCGCCTGAGTCACTTGTTCAAAAAAGGGTGTTGTGGAAGCTACAATGTAATAAAATAGTGCAGCAGGTATATGCTGCATTTTATAGAGGAGATATTAAAGCTGGTATATATTGGCAGCAGGTATACATGCATCATATGACACAGTATCCGAAAGCACCTCCAGCTCCAGTTGTAGTAATGCAAGCAGTGACTGCCCCAATAGTAAATGTCGCTAAAACCTTTCTTGGTTGGTTTTAGTTATTACTCTACTTCGTATTTTAGAGATTAAAGCCGACAACGCAGAGATTTAACCACCAACAAATACGTTGCCTGATCCAGTTGCTGCCACGCCTCCGCACGACAGCGCATCCCCGATTCTCCTTTGTGGTCTATAATTAGTGAATACGCTGCCTGATCCAGCAGCTCCTACTGCTCCATGCGGTGGACATTTTCCACACCCATGCGCAACATATGGATCACCGACTCGATGGGCAGGACAGTAGTTTATAAAAACATTGCCTGACCCGCCCGCGGTGGCTCTCGGTGGATAACATCCATGACCAGTACATTTGTCCGGACAATGTCTATGAGCAGCTGGCATATTTACTATTTATACTACTATACCAGGACTATTGGTGAATTCCCATTCTTCAGTCTCAGCATCATACAATGCTCCATTTATCGAGCTCAGTCTTACACCCTCATCGGCAATATAATTTTCTGGGAACTCTAAGAAAATAGTATCTAAAGCTGCGCTACGAT